ACTTGCCGGAATTACGACCAATGCGACCCATTTAAGAATATCGTATGTTCTGTTTGATACTTTCATTTAATTGTCCTTTCCAGCGACTACCGCCATGCACGTTAGTATCATTCCAATAAACGTTCCAAGTATGAAGCATATAAAATGTGATAACATTTTGATTTGTCCTTTCTACTTCCATTTGCCGATTGCGTAGAAGTCTATGCTAAATTGCTGTGCGGTAGTGACCGATGTGGGACGGAATAACTGATACTGTATAGCGTTCGTTGTCGGTTTATATCCCAAAGGAATGGCAAGATAAGACTCGTTGTTTGCCAAATGCACCCTTGGAGCCTCCACAAATAGCCCGCTCGGAAAACTCATGCTGAATTGTGTTGAAAGATAGCCACTACCCCACCCACTTGCTACTGTGGTTTTTGGCGCTGTGTTTTTCCAACATTCTGCAATTCCACTATTCCATTTGCGATAAGTCCAATTGTTACCATCCGTGCCTTCTTCCACAACATAATCGACTTTTACCGCTTCAAGCAGTTTGTTAATCTGTTTCTTTAAATCAAGAAATGCCATTGAACCACCCCCTAAACAATTACATCGCTGTCCCAACCGAGACTAACCAATGCGTCATATATCTCTTTGTCCGTGCCACTTGTCGCTGTGGTGTCGAGTTGAAGCATCGGATCAGTCATGTCCACCTTTGTGTCAACGTAAGCCTTTATGACCTTGTTCTGTACTGGTAGCGTGGACGTGTCGCTCATAGCCGTATCGACTTGACCAGCGTCACCCTGTTCGCCCTTGAGATTATGGAAAGCAAACGAGAATTGTTTCGCCGTGTCTGGCCCCGATGCTGTGACAGTTACCGACGGAGTACCGACGTTGGAGTCCACCGTTGCCGAGACCGTACCGAATCCAGCAGCGTCACCAGTAGGACCCTGTGGGCCAGTCGCACCTGTCTCGCCCGTGTCTCCTTTCGGACCTTGTGGGCCCGTGTCTCCTGTGTCGCCTTTTGGACCTTGAGGTCCTGTCGCTCCAGTATCACCAGTATCGCCTTTAGGTCCTTGTGGACCAGTTGCTCCTGTTTCGCCTTGAGGTCCTTGTGGCCCCGTGTCACCAGTATCGCCCTTTGGTCCAGTTGCACCTGTTGGGCCCTGTGGTCCAGTTGGTCCCGTTGCTCCCGTGTCTCCACGAGGAATCACGAAGTCGAGCATAACGTTGACCTCGTCGCCCACGTTCGTTACCGATGCGTTAGTTCCCGCTGCTCCTGTGGTCGTGGAGTTGACCGCTACCGATACGGTAGTAGGACCACCGCCTCCCGTTGACGAGCCACCGCCTCCGTTGACACCCAGCGCCTCCGAGAGTGTCACGGACAGGTCTCCGAGGTCCATCGATTCGTATCTTTCCTCGAGTACGTTCCACTCGGTCTTTACTATCTTGAACGTACCACGCTGGTCGTAGTCTGGGAATATGACCGTAATTGTGTCGCATAGATGACACTCAAGCAGTTCCTCGAACTTATCGAACTCGCCCACGTCCTGAAGACGAACGAACGATACCGATATGGTCTGCGTTGGGAGTGCGGTGTTCTTACTGTTGAGAATATCGGCACCCATCGCATTGATCTGTGCGAGAGTTGGCTGTTCTTCAAACTTGTCTGATACATCAAGAGGAACGGTCTCGTCACGTCCTGTGACGGTCTGTGTCGAACTCGTCTGCTTGTCTCCTACGATCGTGGTCGTTCCGTCTGTCCAGTAAGGTATTACACTCTGGTATGTTCCCTCGTTCGAAGTGTCCTCGTCGTAGTCTGTCATATTGAGGCCATAACGGATCGTGAAGTCTCGGAGTGTGCCACGCTGGTTGTGGAGAATTACTCTGAACTTGTCCCACTCGTACTCGCCACCATACGTGTCCAGTATCGAGCCTTCCGAACCACCGAGAAGAGAGCGTACTGTTTTCGGTTGGCCGTTCGCCCCGCTCATGTATGCGACCGTGGACTTGTCCGTCTCGTATATGAACGGATTAGTTGGAGTGGACTGTCCGAGCAAAGCAAAAGCGTCTGCGAGTGACTGGATATTTGACCCAGTAACCGTAAGACCGCTCTGTCTGTAGCTGATGTGTACGGCGTGGAATGTAACCACTCCGTCGATTGGTCTCTCATAGCCCACGATGTCGAACGGTTGAACGTCATTCGTATCGTCATGTTCTACCGCTATGATTCGACCGATTCGTATCTCGTCGAAGTGTGCTCCGTTGATTGGATATTCAAACTCGCACTCATATATTCCGTTACGTTCCTCCGTGACAATACAAGAAATGCAATCACGCAGTCTTCCGAGTCCGTTGCTTACAAACGAGGTCTCGTCTCTTTCGTATAGAATTGGAATCATTTAATGCCTCCTATACTTTCCACCATCTCGGAACGATTTTGAGGTCGGTTATTGTATTGTCGAACGTGACTGTGCTCGCCCCACTCGAAAGTTTTGGTAAATCAGACCCGAGGTCGATATATCTGTTTAGCGAGACGACAGCTTCACCTTCGTATTTATAAGCCTCGCCAATGTCACTATCTATATAAGTTGGGGTTCCGAGCCGAGATACTGTGGAGTCTCCCACGATAGTTCCCCACTGATTTGCAGACTCAGTCCCGCCGACTCTCATGTGCGAGTACCGCTCTGGACTTATTTCATACTCCATTCGCACGGTCCGCTCTCCATCGTACCCCAATGTGATTGTGATGGTGGTCGACTCCGTATATGTAGCTGGAGCCTCGGGATAATGGTCGTAATAAAGCGTGACGTCCGCAGCTATTGTTTGCGTATATGTTGCCGATGTTCCCTTTTCAAATGTTAGATTTGGGAAAGCCGTTAACAGAACCACTAAGGCACTATACCACCTCTCCGTAGTGCCAGTCGCATCTCCCGTTGAAGTCATGGAAAGTGATGTCACACGCGTATAGTCCAGCCCCTCGATTCGAATCGCCACTACAGGTTGCTTCCATGTTATAGTGTCCCCGATATTAAGCGAACTTAAATCAAGTTGCAATTCCCCATATTGTTTTCTGCTGCCAGAATAGAGCTCCACCTCTCCTAAAAAGCCCCCATCTATTTCGATTTCGTAACCATTTAGATTAACGCTACCGTATCCAGTAACCTCCAGCATCGGACTACTCTCAAACAGCGTCGGATTAGATATAACATCACCCGATGCCACCGTCACCGCAGTCTCTCCGCTCTTCAGCCATCTCTGTGGTTTGCAGTCAAAGGTTATGTCGAACTCGCCAGCCTTGAGCAGTTTCGGAGTTACCTCGAGACCGCTTTTGTAGACGCCCATTCTGTACTCGTTCGGATTGTATTCGTCCTCAATGCGAACGTAGCCGTCTCTGGAACAAAGGAAATTGCGGAAGTTTGAAACCGCCTCCGCAAAGTCCTCCTCTGTTTCCGCATAGATGCCCGCTGGATATGTGACCTCTATGTTCTCAAAGCGCCCTTTATCGAGCGCAAACTGTCCGTTTCTGCCCGCTATGGAAATCATTTCGACTTCTCGTTGCGGTGCGTTATAGACGGCCTGTCCCGTGATATATACGCCGTAAGTACGGGACGATTCGCCGTCTACTGTAAGAGCCTTAAATATAGCCCCTGTCTGTGCTACTGCCATGCTAACCTCCTCTGATTAGTCTCACGGATAAGCATACGCTTAACTTCTTCAGCTATAGCCTGTGGATCTCTGTCAGCGCCGTTTATATTGATGACGATATTCGTCTCGCCTGTCTGCATATCTTCAAGAGTCTTCCAGAACCTGTCCAGAGGGACGACCGCCTCAGATCCAGCCTCGCCTACGCCGATAAGAGACGCACGGTCGAAGATACCACCTTCTGCGTACCAATCAACATTGATCTTCGGAGGCGTACCTTTTCCGCCGATGCCCCAAGGAAGTTTTCCTCCGCTGATATGGAAGTGTGGAAGTTTGAACTTAGGCAACGACAATCTCGCTCCGTTGACTATGCTCTTGATCTTGTTTATAGCGTTTCTAACGAGATTGACCGCTATCTGTATAGGATTAGTTATAGCGTTCTTGATTCCGTTCCAGACTGTTGTTACAACCGTTTTAATAGCATTAAATACGGTCGTTACTACGGTCTTAATCAGCATTATGCGGAAACGTATTCCCGCCACGATTGCGTTCCAAACGGCCTCAGCTGCTGCCTTGATTCCGTTCCAGATACCAGTGATAAATGCTCCGATCTGTGAGAATACCGCCTGAACATTCGCCCACAGCTCTTGAGCCTTTGCTTTGATCGTGTCCCAATTCTTATAAAGAAGAACACCGACAGCGACCAGCGCAGCTATAACTCCGATTACGATTCCCACAGGGCCGGCTAATGCTCCGAGCATTGGACCAATCGTTGAAGCGAGCGACATGATGGAACTGATAGCAAACGATAATTTACCGAGGAACATCAGCACCGGGGCGATAGCAGCAACCACTCCCGCAATCACTCCGACTGTCGTCAGGATTGCCGGATCTAAATTCGAAAGCCAGTTAGCAAATCTACCAACGAGATCCACAACCTTTTCGAGAGCCGGTGCGAGCGATGAGGCGAGTTGTGAGCCTACAGTCGCAAGCGCTACCGATCCGATGGCCTTCATCGTGTCGAGCTCATCGTTGAACTGGTTTGCCTTGTCGAGAGTCTCCTGATCCACGAAGTCGAGTCCGTACTTCGAAAGCGTATCGGAAAGATTCTTATACGTTTCGCCGTTGTCCTCAATCAGTGGATTAAGGTTCGCTGCGCTCTTGCCCATCAACTGCATGGCGAGAGCATCGCGTTCGGTCTCGTTCGTCATCTGTCCGAGTTTGGAAATGGTCTCTTGCCAAACCTCATCGGAATTACGGAGTGTACCGTCTGAGTTGTAGATCGACACGCCCAACTTGTCGAACGCTTCTGTCATAGTCGAGGAACCGTTCTGAGCCGAATACATCGACTTTTCGAGTTTTACGTGCGACTTCGCTATGTCTTCGACTGATACGTCCACGAGATCCGCTGCGACCTTATACTTCTGAAGATCTGTCGTGCTCATACTGTAGACCTTCGAGAGTGTGTTCAGATCATCCGCGTTCTGTCCCGCTTTGTATGCAGCTGCTCCGAGTGAAGCAACGACACCCGCTGCCGCCATTGACAGCCCTCGCATAGCCTCGCCCGCCTGAGTGAGCTTATTGCCCATCTCTTTTACTTGCTCGGACGCAGCACGGAGATTCACGTTGCCGATTTTCTTCAGCTGGCCCTCAAAAGTCTTGGCCTGATTCTCTGTGACGATGATCTCTCTCTGGAGTTTCCTGTACTCCTCGGAGTTCTTATCGACACCCTGAGCGTCCATCTGTGCCTGAGATTGTTTGAGCGCGTCGAGTTTCTTCTTGGTTTCGTCCACCTTCTGCGTCAGGAGTTGCTGTTTCTGTCTCCATAACTCCACGTTGGTCGGATTAAACTTCAGAGCCTT